GCGGTTTATGAGCGAAACCTTTATATACTCCGTTTATATAATAGTATACGATAGCCATGGCTCTACGTGATTATTTGCCTTGGAACAGGCGCCAGTTTGCAACTAAAGGTACCAATCCTCCTTATTCAAAGGATGACCCGCGTAGCTACGGTGAGGGCGTTATTCGACGTATCCAGCTACAGCAAAACAGGGGAATGTATGGTACATCAAGTCATGAACCGCAGATAGGCGACGCAAGAACGTACATGAATGTGTACTTAGCAGACCCTATCGTAAGGACGTTGATTGACCTGCCTTGTTTATATGCAGCGAAAGACGGCTATGACATTGTAACAGATGATGACGTAGAGCGCGAAGCTATTACCCTAATGTTTGACGAGATAAACTTGGAACAGAGTTTATATGGATGGTTAAGGAATGGGAGAATTTTTGGTACATCGTATATGGAATGGACCGGAGACAACTTAGTTTTAAGGTCTTCTGTCAATATGTTCGTACAAAGAGACGATAATGGTCAAGTGATGTATTATTATCAGGATTTAGGAGATGACGAAGAATCAATCAGGTTTGAAGATAGTGAGATTATTGAATACAAAAACAACACATTCGATGATTATGCTTATGGTTTATCTGACATCCATCCAATTCTGTATCTGGTTGACCTTAAAGATTATGCAGAACGGGATATCGGAGCTGCTCTCAACAAATACGCTAATAGTCGTTTTGATATTAGCTGCGGACTTCCCGATATGCCTTATAATGCTGACAAGATTAATGAAGTATTATCAGCCTTTAACTCCCTAGAACCCGGCGAAGATATTATTCACGGTAATGATATAGTAGTTAAGGAGATGCAAGGTACGCAACGCGCGTTTGAGTATGGAAAGTACACAGATGATATTCTTAAGAAGATACATATAGCATTGAAAGTACCTATAACGATGTGGGAGAAACCAGAACAGGCAAGGCCCATTTTCGAGCCCTATGTTAAACATTTACAGTCTGCTGTAGAGGCAGCTATTAATTCCCAGTTGATGCCACAATTAGAAAGTGGTAATGCCCGATTTAAGTTCAGACAAATTAATGTTAATGATGCCTTTGTGAAAGCAAAGACAGATATGGTATACCTTTCTGAGGGAGTTCTTTCGCCCGGTGAAGTAAGGAAGGAACGCGGTCTGAATCCAGATGGCGTTGTTGAACAACAAGAAACCGAAGAGAATGTAAATGTCTCTGGTGGAAAAGACCAAGATAAGAAAGAAGAGTCCGCGAGGACAGAAAATAGAGCTGGAAACAAACCAGCCGCAAACAAAACAGGGGATAGGGAAAAATGAAGACAGAGCAAGCATTAGATGAGTATCTATATGAAAAGTGTTTAATAGATGCAGGGCTTAAGCTTAAGAAGAGGGGGTTCAAGGACTACCAGAAAATAGCAGCCGACATGTGCCGTATAAGGGTAGATGAAGGAACCTTTGATGCAAGAAGTTTTGCTTCTGAAGGTACCAAAAAAGAAATTAAGCGCTCATTTGCGCTGGAAATTGGAGACGTGAATAGTACAGATGATTATCACGAATTCCCTGTTTATGCTATCACATCTGGTATGCATGATGAAGATGGCGACCAAAAGGTTTATATAGAACCCAATACATTACATAATAATATAGAAGCTTTTAATGAGCTTCCGGTTTACTTTAACCATCAGCGAACACCCGACGATTTGTTAGGTATAGCTGTCAACCCAGAATACGTAGAGCTGGATGATGGTTTAAAGGCGGTGAAGCTCTTAGCTCGTATCCACAAGGATGCGGCAAAGGCCAATGAAGTGTTAGAGAAAATAGATAAAGGCGAAATGACGCACGTAAGTATCGACTGGCTTTCCAATGACTTAGATGTCATGGGGGAATCATTTGCTACTGATATTCGTCCAATCGAGGTGAGTTTCATTGATAACGAAACTCGTACACCGGTTTGTGACGCATGTACAATCGGAGAGAAATGCGGTGGACATGAAATGAAAACAGATTGTGGTTGTGGAAACGACCATGACAAAGCTTGTACCTGTGAAACAGACGGGTCAACTAGCGAGGAAATAACCATGGCTGAAGAAACAGTTAAAGAGACTGAGACGAACCCCATTGTGGAGCGTGAATTCGCTTCCATGAAGGCCACAATCTCAGATATGGAATCAGCCCACGCAGAGCTCAATACGAAGTATGAAGACGCTCTCGCAACTATTACCAAGTTTGAGGAGGCCGAAGAAACAAGGAACGCAGACCTTGCAAAAGCACGCGTTTCCAGTTTTATTGACTCAATTATCAATAAAGAAACCCTCCTTGGAAAGGTAAACGACGAGAGTGTTGAAGCACGGACTGCCGAGCTATCAGCATGGGACGAGATTAAGCTAGAAGGATTCAGTATCGCAATGGAAAGTATGCCTGTCCCGGAAGAGACAGAACGTACTTTCGGTAAGGGCAAAGCCCACGATACTGAAGAGAAGCCAATTGAAGAATCTGAAGAGACCCACCGCATGTTTGCGATGGAAGACGGAAAGATTGTATTCAAGGGGCTGGAAACAGAAAAAGGTGATTAAATATGGCAACAGTAAAAGGAACACTAGTCAATGACGGTGGAGCTCCAGCACGTATTATCAACCTCGAAGCAGGAGCTGCAATTTTAGCAGGTCAGGCTTTGATGATTAATGCGTCTGGAAAAGCCGTTAAAGCTGACGCTACTATAGAATATTACCCTATGGCGGGAGTAGCTCTCGTTGACGCTGCGAGTGGTGGACTTGTGAGTATGATTACCGGAAGTGGTATCGTATGCAACATTCTAACCGCAGCAGTAACAGCAGGAGACCAACTAATGTGCGTAGCCGATGGAGAATTGGACACGCAAACGTTTAACACCAACCGTGTTACTCAAGCAGTAGCTTTGGAAACCAACGCCACGGATAGCACCGTAACCAAGTGTTTGGTGCTATAAGGAGGATATGAAATATGGTAACAGCAAAATTAGGTATTGCATCTTCACAAATGGCCGGAGACGGCACACCGTCTTCGTCTTTAACTAACCGAGTACTTATAGATTATAAGGACGCAATTCAGGACTACAGAGTCACTGATATGCCCGTAATCTCAATGTTCGCGGAAAGTTTTACGACTGAGACTGGCGGAGATGTTGATATTACATTCGGACTTCCATCCATGAAGATGGAACAGATAGAAGAAGGCGCAACGCCCGCATACCAACACACTGACCTACGCAATGAGCGTATCAGTGTGAAGGAGTGGGGTATTGCAGTCGGAGTAACACGTAGGATGATGGAAGACTCAAGGTTTTCAGAAATGGAAATGGCTCTTAATGAGGCTCGCAGAGCAGTCGCACGTCACGTTACGGAACACTTTGTTAAGTGTGTTTTCGGTATAGGAGACACGACCCTTGGCACAGGAATTGATGCACTTGGTAACGATATCGTTGCCAGTACAGACGAGAGCGCTATTACAGTTTTCGCTAATGTACCCCACGGTGGGTTCTTTGGTGACGACAGTGGTAGTGCCCTTGAAGATTCGGAAAGATTGGTTGAATATGGTATATACACTAAGGCAGAATTAGCTGCTCTCGGTGGACATTATCAGGCAGCAACCGATTCTGGTGCAACAACTGGTGATATAGGTTTGGCAGATTTGACCAAGGCTATTGAACTGATTGGAGCAAAAGGACTTAACGCAGACACTATTCTAATTTCACCCTCACACTATAAGAGTTTATTGAACTTGGCAGACTTCACACTACCTTTCTCAACAGGAACGACTAGTACTAATACTATTGACGCTCCGACAGCTAAAGGTGGTTTGGATTACGTTAATTCTGTATCGAAGAACGCGGTTGTAGGACAACTATACGGCTTGAATGTCGTGGTTAACGCTTACATACCCGGCAATCGATTCGGAGTTTTCGACATGTCTATCAAACCAGTTGCTTATGTTGAGAGGCGTGGACTTACCGTTGAAGAAGCGAACCCCGGATTCGGGATTACTGGCAGCTACATGTCTATGAGATATGGGCTAAAGGTTATTCGTCCAGAAGCTGGAGTTATCTTCATCAGTGGTTAGATAGGTTCAACCTGAATTGACATTAACCGCTTGGACAGTGCGGTAACACAAACTGTCCACTCGCCCCGCAGGGGGCAAATTCGGAGAGA